CTGTTTAACAATGTCGTTAATTAATTTAGTTCTCTGAGCGGTAGGATTTGATATGTAATGAGCTTCATCGATAATCACCAAATCAAAACCTTCTTTAATTATCAATTTATAAGCATCACTTTCTTCCGACTTATCTGTTGTGTGATAATTTTTAATGATGTCATAATTTATAATATAAAAATCATAAATAGACCCCCACTTTCTACCCTCAACAATTAATGTCTGTTTGTTTGAGTAGTTTTCGATTTCTCTCGACCAGTTAATTTTTAATGATGCGGGACAGATAATTAATACTTTCTTGGCACCACTTTCTAATGCCGCAATGATTGCTGAGGTTGTTTTACCAAGTCCCATATCATCGGCAAGAATGAAACGGTCGTTTGCAAGTAATTTCTCAATTGCAACTTTTTGATGTTCCATCGGTGCACGATGAGAATATGGTGAATAATCTACAACACGGTTAAGTTTCTTTTCTTCTTGAATGATTGCAGATTTGGGAATCCACATTGTGTATAATTTCTCACTATCATAAATCTTACCCCAAATGTGATATGCCATGTCACTCTCACATAGTAATTTCTCACACCATATTTTTTCAGGGGGACTCATGAGTTTCTTATCGAGCATTAATTTTTCACCAAAGTTCTTTGCTATGGTAATATATTTCTTTGCAACACGAGGCACTACCTCATGGTATTTTAAAACGTATTCTGCTTGGGGTCTTGTTAATTGAAAGTTCTTAACATCACTAAACTTCTTTTTGTAATCTAAAAGTTGGTTATTAAAACCTTCATATTTTAATAAAATCTCCCTTGCCTCTATTTCTGGTATTTTATTTTCCATACTGATATATTAAATATAAATAAAAGTATTGGATATTTAAACTATTTATTGAGTATGAAGAACAAGTTACCGATAACAAGAATTAGTAAGTTTTTTTCCGAAACCGATTTTGATTTAAACGTTCAAATTGGTGCGGAATATCTACACGGGGATTTGAACATGAAATTAGTCCTTTTTAGAGTGGATAGACAAAAGACCGATACTGATTCAGTATATGCCGAAGTAGGTAAGGACGAAATCAAATTTTTACCTCCTGTGGAGTTTAATGGTTTGGTAAAAATAGAGGAACCGAAAAATAGTACATATAAAGGTGGTCTTGGGAGATATTTGGAGCCGGGTAATATGACTATATCGGTCTACATTGCTCACTTAGAGGAATTAAAAATTGACATTAGGTACGGTGATTTTATTGGTTATGCAGAATCTGAGGATAAAATTAGATATTATACCGTAACAAATGACGGAAAAGTAACCTCTGACAATAAACATAATATGTTTGGATACAAACCATATTATAGAACGATTACTTGTGTTCCAGCACAGGAATCGGAATTTCGTGGAATATAAAAGTTATGGGAGTACCTAAAAGAAAAAACAATATTAAAGTTTATGGTGTCAAGGAAAATGTTGATGCCCCTGAAATCATTGGTAGAAGAAAGGAATTATTACAAAGAATAACAAATTCGGACACCTTTTTACCCGATTCAATATTACACGATGATTTGGATATGGGTATGTTGGATTTCGTTAAGGAAAACTTTAAGGTAATTTCTGATGGTTCACAAATTCCAATTATACCAAGAATCATGACCATTCAAAGATGGGGAGAATTCACAAACAATTGGACTTTTGCTGATGATGATGGTAATATGAAACTACCTTTTATGGCGGTAATCAGAAGACCTGACGTTCAACCGGGAACAAATCCTGTGGTACAAAGAACGATTCCCGATAGAAGAACTTTCTTTTATGCGTCGGTTCCTACATGGAACGGTTCACAAGTTGGTGCGGACATCTATAAAATCCCACAACCTGTGGCTGTCGATATTACGTTTGACGTAACCATGGTTTGTACAAGACTTAGAGATGTGAATAAGTTTAGTAAGATTGTTCTCCAAAAGTTCTCATCGAGACAAGCATATACGTCTGTTAAAGGTCACTACATTCCAATTGTATTAGATAGAATTGAAGATAATACTCCAATGGACTCATTGGATGGTAGAAGATTTTACATCCAAACATATACATTTACAATGTTAGGATTCTTGGTGGACGATGAGGAATTTGAGGTTAAACCGGCAGTTAGTCGTATGTTCCTTTTAAATGAATTTATCCAAAGTAATAACTACAATAAAAAATACGTTAATAAAACAATCGACGTAACAATTGCCAGTTTTCCTGCCGATGGTGAACAAACAGTGTTTAGTGTTGGTGAGAGTATGAACGTATTGTTTACAGTTGCAGTAAACGGTCTAATTCAAACAAGGGATGTTGACTATTACCACATAGCGGGAACGTCTAAAATAACCTTTGTAACACCCCCTTCAGAGAATTCTACGGTAACCATTACATACTTTAAAGGTAGAAACGACACTTTTATTGATACTTTTGGTAAACCGTTAATCGTTTCACAAGAAACTTTCACCTACACCGGTGGAACTCCATCGTTCACGACTCTAAACTCAATTGACAGTGTGATAAGTTTAGATATTAACGGTCTTGTTGAAGATGAGGGTGTGGGATTCGAGGTATCAGGTCTATATGAGATAACAATATTAGGAATACCGGCAATTGGTTCTCAAATAGGTGTAGTCTACTTACATTAAGATTCTCCGTATATATCTTTCTTTTTTGGTTTACAGGTGTCCTCAATAAATTTTTGAATCACTTTGTAGATTTTCAATCCGTTAGTATCACAATACTCCTTTAACATTTTATGGTGTTTTTCACTCACTTTAATGTTTTTTAATGTTTCTTTTTCCATAAAGATAAATATTAATAAAAAAAGATAATTTAATCTCCTTTTACTGAAAAGTAACGAAATCTTTGCTAAAAACAAAGATATTTATAAGGAAAGTAATAAAATAAATTAACCAAACAATTAAAAATGGCAAATTCAAATAGAATTTTCGTATCCCCAGGTGTTTACACGTCTGAAAAAGATTTGACTTTCGTTGCACAGAGTGTTGGCGTGAGTACATTAGGTTTGGTGGGTGAAACTATTAAAGGACCCGCTTTCGAACCGATATTAATTAAAGACTTTAATGAGTTTAAGCAATATTTTGGAGGTACTTCCCCAATGAAAGATGGTAATGGTAATCCAAAATTCGAATTGCCTTATGTTGCAAAATCGTATTTAGAAGAATCAAACCAATTGTTCGTAACAAGAATCCTTGGTCTTACAGGTTACAAACCGGTAAAAACGTTTGCAATCAAAACCATTGGAGGTGTAACTGTAGATACAACTACTTCAACTCCAAGTGTAGGTAGTATGGACCCATCAACACTAGCAGGTGTTACAGGTGGTACATTTAATACTGTCGTTTCAGGTTTAACTGCACACGATGGTACACCAATGAATGAATACTTATTCTCTAATTATAGTGGTAACACCGCAGCTAATGACGGACAATGGTTCGTAATTGGTTTAGTTCCGGAAAGTGCAACTTCAGGTTTAACTGCAAATTTAGAAGAAGTATCACCATTAACAGGATTAAACAACGCAGATAACATAAACGGTAAAGAGTGGTACAACACAGTTTGTAACGCAAGTGGTACTGAAGTTTATGGTTACCTATATGTTTACGATAGTGGAAGTACTGGTTACTACACAGTAACACAATTCCTTTATGATGCAACTCTTAATACTGAGTACCACAACAAATCTGTTTTGGCATTCAGACCGAGAGGTTCTTATTCAGGTCAAACATTGAACGTTGAGGTGACAGGAAATACAAGTTTCACAATCTCAGGTTCTGACATTTTAACAAACCCATTGGCTGAATTTACAGTTAATGTGACAGGTGCAACAAGTGGAGCTAAGAGTTTCACATGTTCTATGGACCAATCATCAACCAAATATGTAACAAAAGTATTCGGTACCGATGTATTTGATAAAGACAAATCAGATATTCCTGTTTATGTTTATGAAACATACCCTAACTTCCTTAAAGCGGCTTTCGAATCAGGAGATGTTAGAGGTTTAAGTTTAGATGAGGTTTACGTTTCTGAAGGTACAAACTTCGTAAGAGAGTGGGATACCCCAATTTCTCCAATGATTGTATCTGAAGTTAGAGGTGGTGAGGTTTCGGACTTATTTGAAATCATCACAATTTCTGATGGTGATTCTGCAAACACTCAAGTTAAGATTTCTGTAATGAACATTAACTTAGAGACAGGTGAATTCGATTTAATCGTTCGTGA